TTTCCCAGTCACGATCTTCAATGGATCGGAAGTTCTATCATTTAGATTATTTAGCTCCAATACGTTGTAGAGCTTCTTCTTCAGTTCTTCATAGGACTTATAGTTGGCTGGATCTACGAATTCACTTAGATCATAGGCCTTATCCATAATGACTTGAAGTTCCTCGTCGTCGTCCGATAGGGACTCGGATCCAGAAAATTCGGACTTGTCGTAGTTTCTAAATCCCTCTACCTGACGAATCTTGAGCTTAAAGTTTGCTCCGTCCCAGAGATCGAATGGATCGATTGGATCCTCGTCCTCGAATTCTGGTTCCATTGCATCCATGATCTTATCAAAGATCTTCTTACCGTATTGATAGAGGAAAACCTTTCCCTCGTTATCTGGATTACCAGGATCCGATACTATGTAGATGTTCGACACGTAATGAAGTCTACGCTTCTGCTTACGGGCAATCTCCTTATCGGATTCAATTCCAGAGTTCCAGAGCTCAGAGTTATATTCACCTACCGGATCGGGTTTCTCGATTGAAGTCAGTGACTTCTCGATGTACCACTTTCCAGTTGGTCCCTGAAAACCGTGATCCCAGTACTGGGACCATGGTAGGGCATCTTCACTTGTAGCTGGGAGAAATCTTATTACAGCGTAACCATTTCCGGATTTATCTACTGTAGGTTTCCAAATTCTTTCGTCGTTGTAGTTACGACCGGTTGTTTGTTTCTTGGCCTCTTCTCTTAATTTAGAGATATTTTTAGAGCGCCCTCTTTTGAGTTTCTTAATGTCCATATTTTTACCTATGTGTTCGTGTGTTTTTGTGTTTGTATCATCATATAGGCAATGTGTTTTCTTCTCTTGGAAGAAAATTTAATGCTTTGGCTTCTGCCTCAATTTTGTCCCTAATGATGTTAGAAAGAAACTTCTTTACATCACTCGGATCAAGATCATATTCCTCACAGATGTGAAGAACTGAATCCATATAATTTAGTTTAGTTCTCTTTACGGTCTCCTCGACCTTTCTAGAGAACTTTGCCTTAGTTAAAAAATCCAATTTTGTCATTAATCATTTATCTAAGACTCTCAACATAATCATATCTTTATTTATACGAGAATTCGGAGCTCTTGACGTTTTTGTTGTCAATTTTTTCCATTCCTTGCTGATCATGTTAGGAGTCTTCTTCATTACTATTGAAAGAAAATCTTCCGGTTTACGTAGGGTAGTGGTTCTTGAGTTCTCTAGATCTACTTGTTTTAATGTAGTTCCCTTTACCTCAAATCCACTATGTGAATTGGATACGAATTCCGTTAGCTTTCGATTCTTAGTATTGAATACATATAGTCTCTTCTTGCCTGGAATCTGTATCGGTGAGATCGACGTGAGCATGTACTCACTCGATTCCTTTAGATACTTGATGTTCTTTACTTGCTTATCGGCGGTTTGTTTCTTGGGAAGTCTCACCGCTCTCTTGGCTTTCTTTGAGAGCATGTACTTCTCAGCTTGTTGAACGATAGTACTCAACAGCTCGTGATATTCCTTTTTCTTCTTCATGGTCATGTGACTATAACCCTCAAGAAGATCTTTGTTCTTGGTTTTTAGAAGCTCTTTGGCTTCTTCTAGAAATGGTTTGTAGTAATCGTACACTCCCTTGGCCATATTGTATGGCGCATCGATCTTCTGAAGCTCGTTATATGGTGAGTAGTTATCGATATCTACAAAGGTTCCATCCATCCACATATCGATAATCTCTTCGATATCAGCGATAAAATGAGATGTTCTCTCCTTTACGATCTGCATGGGAGACTTCGACTTAGGTAGATCCGAACCCTCTTCTTTTTCTAAAAGAGTGATACTACCCTTCCTAGAAATCTCATCAAAGTAGCTCTTCATTACTTTTTCTGGTTTCCATTTATTTGGAAAATCTTTCTCGAGATTCTTCCACTCAATGGATGCCGCTATATAGTAAGGAAAGGTAAAATTACACTCGGAACAGGCCAACATGATATGACGCTGTTTCTTATTGTAGTTCTTCTTTATGTAGGATTTAATGGTTTTAGATATTTCTTTTTTATCTACTTCTGTTCGAGCATAATCCTTAAATGCCCAAAAATTATCTGTTGGTGCTAGAGCAAATCCTCCACCAGCTCGACGAGAAAATACCTTCTTAACTTTCTTCCTCTTTGTCATTCGCTTCATCATCTATTTCCTTTTCCTCCAAGGGGTAAAGCTTTAGCTCACCTTTTTCAGTATACGAATAATCAACAAAGTTATACTTCACTAGGTAGTCGATAACCGCCAGTTGTGCTTCTGCTATCTTCTGACTACGACCTCTTTCATAACATATCCACCCAACCGCAAGGGTTATAAGACTAAATATCAGTGGATCCATTATAACATATCCTTAAGTAGTTGTAAACTATTAATATTTATCAAAATCCCAATCTACTACTTCGGACATCAATACGGAGTCAATCTTGAATGATCTCCAATCCTCTACCTCAAGATCCCAGACTGAGATTCTACCTCTTTCCTTTACCTCATCGAGAATTAACTCCTCCAGTTCGATCTTATGAGCTCTACGAGTACACACCATCGTTCTATCAGAACCGTCGTTCTTTACGAATATTATCTCAAGTGCATCACCGTTATTTAGATGATATAGCAGCGGTATAAGGTCCTTATCTTCCATCTTTGTTCCTATATATCAAGTATGAATTCAAGTACATTTCGATATTCTCTTTACCAACTGGATTCTGTGAGTGAACATAGAAATCAAAATTAGTTGGGATATTTATTCTATCGAACATATCCATCTCACAAAATTTCTTTACGAAATACATTCCATCAAAATTATTATCTCCTAGATCATGATCAAAGGATATAAAATATGGGCTACCATGTTTTTGAATAGTTTCTATAGCCTGCACAGCAGATCTGCACACGGTCCATATGTCACCGTCTTTAGGTGGAAATCTTTCATCATCTAAGAATAACTTATACATAATTCATTATAACATATAAGCTATTGATTGTAAACTGTTATTTTAGGATTGGTTTAGTTTCAACGTGACTAGCAAAGGCTAGATTTCTCATCATGTTAGTACCGGTACCACCTGGAAAGTACCAGACCTCGGTGGGTTTTCCCTCATCCAACATGCGTTTGTTTCGTATAAAGCCGGCCTTTTTTCCATATATTGTCCACAGGGCCTTATATTCTAGAATCTGCGATTCATTTAACATTAACTTAGCCCATTCAGCGGCTATTGAATCACCGCCGGTTGCTCCTCCATGAATTATGGTAAGAGTATCATGATCATATTTATCTAACATCTCGTCGAGTGATCTTAGGCCAGTTTTTCTTTCCCTTAGTCTCTGTTCATATAGAGGATGCGATGAAGCGGGAAGATGACCATAGAATCTTCCTCCGCAAACTAGTATTCGGGCGTTTAAAATAACCATGCTACTAATACACTAGCAAAAATTATAATACAACCAAATAATCCAGCATAAGCCATGATTAAATAAATTATATGTTCAGTCTTTTTCGAGATCTTCATTTGGTTTTAGTAATCCTAATTTAGCCCAACGTAAAACATCGAATCCATAAGAGGGTGATGTATCCTCTTCGGATGCATACTTCTCTAGGACTTCATTCATTCTCTTCTTCAGATCCTGTGAAATTTTCAAAGCACTGTGCACTCCCTACTGGTTCTGGTAATTCATGAAAGCATTTTAATGTCTTGGTATCAACATGTCTAGGCCATCCATCTCTACATAGTGGACATAAAACACTTTTATCCTTACATGTAATTTTCTGATAGATTTTCATTTATAAACTTAACTGGAGTTAATGTAGTATATCCATTAGTTCTAAAATAACGATATTCCATATTTGGAATATCTTCATGAATTTGTTCTAGAGTTGGATTATACTCATCTGCTTCTTTCTTAGTCTTCCATAACTTACAATAATTACTTCTCCATCCAACTATAAGTGAGATAATATTACTACCATTATACCACTTATCAAACTGAGGTTCGCCAACCTTTATTACTTTATTCGATGAAATGAGATCGGGAATAAACGATTTTCTAAATTCTAAGTTATATTTTTTAGAAATATCACCTCGATTAACATCAAAATGTGCGTAGATAAACATAGGTGTTTTACTTCTTTTTTCTAGAATAGCTGTTCTGTGTATTTTATGTGGTCTATTACTATAATTATAATAACCCCAATGTGAATTACCATAATCATACTCTGTATCACCTTTAACAACAGAATAGTGAAACTTACCCAAGAATACAGTATATCTACTACCAACCTGATCCACCAACACATCGCCGATTTCATGCTTGGGTTTAATCTTCTTGGTCGGATCCAAGTGATCTAGATATTCCTGAGAACTAGCAGAAACTAGTCTTCCAGCATTATTTCCCCATACCATCTCATCGGCTATCACTCCCTTATTAATGGAAGTAGATTCAATAATCTCCATGAGATTATCAGCCGAGATCTCTAGTTCAAATCCTCTTGGATCATATACTCGAAAGAGCTTATTTGATGTGCTGTATCTACCAACAACATTCTTCAGAGTAAAGCCAAAGGTCGGTTCGTTGTTAATGATCTTTGTTTCAATAGTCTTATCGCGCCACCTCTCGATAGTTTCCTTTCTTTTTTCAAAG